AAGGTATTGGATTTGTAGAAAACTTGAGTATAATATATGTAAGAGTGAGGGAAGGGCTTGGGGTCTCACCGCCTTTCTCCCTTCCCCACTCTAAGAAAGGCAAGGTGAGGAATGAATAACAAAAGTGAAGTTAACGAAGTCAAAGAGCCGTCAGAGAAGTATAACGGTAATCCTCAAGTAGAAGACGGGTTCACAAAAATCTCAAATGAACTTCTCGAGGCTTTATCTAAAGCAATGGCACAAGGTATTATCACGGCACGAGAGAGAGCGGTCATTGATTGGATAATCCGCTACACTTATGGATATCAACAGAAGAATGGATACTTCCATACTTCTTTTATTGCAAAAAATCTCGGGCTTTCAATGTCTTGGATATCACAAATACTAAAAAGTTTAGAGAAGAAAAAAGTTATAATTAGAAATGGAGATGAAATTCAAATCAATAAACATTATTTAGAATGGTCTAAATATTTAGAACCTTCTAAATGTTTAGAACAGTCTAAACAGAATTTAGAACCTTCTAAACATTATTTAGAACCTTCTAAACAATCAGAGCCTACAAATTCAATTATAGACAATGTTGAAAGGTTGCCTAAAGAAAACATATATAAAGAAAACAATAATAAAGAAAACAATAATCAGTATATACATACTGATAGCGAAGTTTCAAATTCTTCTCTAACTGAAAAAGAAAAAGACTTCAAGGATACATCCCCCATTAATATGCCCCCCTCAAAAGTGGTGAGAACAAGCGGCGATATCAAGTCCTTACACAAGGCGATTTTCAAACTCGTTGCAACATTCTATGAGACGATGGGGCTTGAAATGAATGAGTTATCTGTTGGCAAAAATAGTAAGGCTGCTAAAAAACTTTTAGCAGTTTTTACGATAGACGAAATAATCGAAGCGGTGAAATATGGCAAAGAAATGTATATCAAAGAAGGCAAGAATCCAAAGCAGTTTATACCTAACCTGGAGGCCGTCGTAAACTCTATCGATACTTGGAGAAGTTTATTAAAAGAGAAACAAGAGAAACAAGAGAAAAAGGAGGCAGGTTATGGCTACTTCTGAACTTAGACCGCTCCCATATTCAATTGAATCTGAGCGGTTTATTTTAGGTTGTATTCTTGCTTATGGTAAAGGTGGCGAAGAATTAAGTCCTCAAGACTTTTACTGGACGGAACATCAGACAATTTTTAAAGCAATTCAAAATTTGTGGTCTAAAAACATTGAACCCGACATTGTTTCAGTCATAGACGAACTTGGAGACAAACTTGCAGAAGTTGGTGGCGAATCGTATCTTATGCAACTCTCTATGTCGATACCAACTTCGATAAATCTTCCTTACTATGTGAGGGTTGTTAAAGAAAAATCAGTCCTTAGACACGCATTCGAACTCGGAGAAAAAATACAGGACTCGGCACTCGCTGGAGACTTAGACACTATAAGACAAATCGGCTCTGAACTTTCGAGTCTGTATATTGATGAATCCGAAAAACCTTTCGGTGAGACTCTAACCGAAGATGATTACAAACGACTTGCTGAATCTAAACGCTGGACTTCAGACAATCTGTCAAAGTTAACTTATTTCATACCATTTATGAGAGGTGAAAATATTTACATCGCTGGAAGAACTTCGACAGGCAAAACTCAAATCGCACTTAACCTTGCTTTATCATTTCTCTTTCAAGGAGCAAAAGTAGGTTATTTAAGTATGGAACTCGGAAGAGAGCAACTACTTCTAAGATTAATCAACTGGGAATTTGGAGATGAACTTTCGCAAATTTCTCAAGGGACACCACTTGCAAATATTAATTTAAAAGACAAAAAGTGGTGGGACGCTGGAATGGCTATCATAAATCAAGATGTGTTTAAAAACTTTTATTTTGTAGAGGAATACTCGGACTTATCAGATATTGAAAATTGGATAGAGAGTCATAATTTTGATGTAGTTTTCATAGACTATATTCAACTTATTAAAACAAAAACCCGTTCAAGTCGTAATGAAGAGATGGAATATATCGCAAGAGAACTGAGAAGACTTTCTAAAAAGCGATGTATTGTTATTCTCAGTCAATTTAATCGTGCAAAAGAAGAAGACGAAACCGAGATTGACCTCTCACGTTTACGAGACTCAGGAGCGTTGGAACAAACCGCTACTTCTGTTGTTTTAATCCGTAGAGATAAAGATGAGATAAACAAATTCTATTATGCTGTTGCGAAAAATCAAACTTTAGGTGTCTTAAGCAACGGCTGGAAAAAGATGGTTTTAACTCCATCGGGGAAGTTTCAAGAGGACTTTTAAAACGAAAGGAGACAAGAAATGAGAGAACTAAAATTCAGGGCATGGGATAAAAGAGAAAAAAGAATGGTTATTGTGTTGGCTATCAATTTTAATACCAATTTTTTACACTATGCTCTTGACAACTCGTGGGAAGTAAAATACGGCAAATCTTACTGGAGCGACATTTATAATTTTGAACTTATGCAGTATACGGGCTTCAAAGATAAGTATGGCAAAGAGATTTGGGAGGGGGACATCTTAGAAGGGCGTAACAATCCTAAACCTGTATATTATGTTGCAAAGTGGATAGATAGGCTGGCATCTTTCAGATTAGTAACTCCTGAGGGGTATGAAATAAACTTAGCATACCCTACTGGTCTGGAAGTCATAGGCAATATTTACGAAAATCCCGAACTTTTAGGAGATGAAAAATGAGAGAAAGGGAAATACCTAAAAAGCATATAGAGAAATGGCATTATGTTCGTGAGTATTATGAAGACACTTTTTTGGGAGAAAAAGTTGTCAAGTGGTGGCATAGATTCAGATTTACAGATGATTTTAAAATGGCATACGAATATGACGATTCTCTTGAGTATAAGTGGAGAGAACTATCAAAAGAGGAAATAGAAATTTTAAAGTCTAAGATTATTAAAGACGGCGATGATTATAGATTATTAGGGGAGGTAAAAGGATGAGAACAGGCTATTTTATCGAAAACAATTTTTTCGGCTTTATTCACGCACCGAAGGAGTTAGAAAAACGATTAAAAGACGAGGGTTTTGAGGTTTATCAGTGTTTTCAGTTATTAAGTGGAGACTACAAAATCGTAGTCAGGCTTCCGAAGTTAGACCAGAAAAACGCAGTTCAAAAATTACTTGAAATTTTAAAAGAGGTGCAAAATGAATACTAAAATCCACCAAGTTTATACCTTATCAAGCGGCGAAATCGTTCCAAGCGTTACGACTGTTATAGGACTTCTTGCAAAACCTCAACTAATTGAGTGGGCTTGGAAGCAAGGCATCAATGGTTATGATATTCATAAGATAAAGAACTCTACTGCTGACGCAGGCAGTTTAGCACACCAAATGATTTTAGACTTCTTGAAGTTACAACGCACCGATACAAAAGAATATTCAAAAGATATTATTGACCTTGCAGAAAATAGTTTCTTATCGTTTTTGGAGTGGCAAAAACACAAGACAATTGAACCGATTCTGATAGAGACAAGTTTGGTTTCAGAACGCTACAAATACGGCGGGACATTAGATTTTTACGGAAAATTAGATGGTATTCTTACTCTTGTAGATTGGAAAACAGGAAGCGGGATTTATGACTCATATGTTTATCAATTGAGTGCTTACAGAAATCTGTTAATTGAAAACGGCTATGAGAACCCAGAACGAGTTATGATAGTAAGGATAAACCGAGAAGAGAACGAACGCTTTGAGGAACTTGTTAAGAAAAATACGGACATTGAGTTTGAGATTTTTAAACGGCTTGTAGAAATTTATCATTTACAAAAACAATTGGGAGGCGAGGGGTGACACTTATAGGCAAAATTTTTCTTGGTATTTTGTGTCTTAGTTTTTTAATAGCGTTTATAATAACATTCTTGTGTTTCTTATACGGCGCTAAAGATGTAATGCAAGATCCTGACCTCGAAATATATGCGAAAATGACGTATGTGGTGTTAATCCTTGTTTCTCTTGCAGCTACTGTTGGTTGGATTATTGCATCAATGTATATGTTGGAGGTGATAAGATGACACTTTTAGGCAAAATTTTTCTTACAACACTTCTCGTTTGTTTTTTAGGTATGATAGAAGCAAAATTTCTCTCGGCATTGCCTGATTTTCGTGACCTTGACATTCCCACAATAGTCTTTGGTGTGCTTTTAAACATTTTCATTAGTATAATTATTATCGGTGCTATCTTATTCGTTTGGTTAGGAGGTGCAAAATGAACTATCCCGATGATTTTATAGACCAAGTTATTTTAGGAGACAGCCTTGAAGTTTTAAAAGAAATACCCGATAATTCCATAGATACTATAATTTGCGACCCGCCCTATGGGCTTGCTTTTATGGGTAAAGAATGGGACGATTTCGGAACAGACTTACAGAAGTATCAAGAATGGACGAGGCGTTGGGCTTTGGAAGTCCTGAGGGTTGCAAAGCCAGGAGCGATATTGATGGCCTTCGGTGGCACTCGGACTTTTCATAGACTTGCTTGCGGACTTGAAGACGCAGGGTGGGAGATAGTGGATACATTGATGTGGCTGTATGGAAGCGGATTCCCCAAATCAACGGATATTAGCAAGCAGATTGACGAAAGGGGTGGTGTAGTTCCAGATTTTGAAGAATTTAGAGATACAGTGAAAAAGGTTATGAAGGAGAAGAATATAAGCAGAAAGCAGTTAGAAAAAGCACTTGGAAATTATATGCTCAGTCACTACTTAACTAATGGTTCGCAACCCGCTATCCCTACCTATAGAGATTATCTTATTATTAGAGATTTTTTAGGACTTGGAGATAAGTTCGATAATTCATTTGCTCCTCCTGCTAAAAGAGAAGTTATCGGACATGAGAAAAATTGGGGACAGCCAAGCCCCAGCACACCAAATTGTGCAAATGGTGAATGGAATATTACTGTCCCCGCCACCCCTGAAGCCAAAAGGTGGGAAGGATACGGTACAGCACTTAAACCGAGTTACGAGCCAATTATTCTTGCAATGAAGCCTCTTGACGGTACTTTTGCAGAGAACGCCCTCAAATGGGGCGTGGCGGGACTAAATATAGATAAGGCAAGGATAGGAACAGAAAATCAAGGTCGCTTCCCTGCAAATCTTTTATTAGACGAGATAAGTGCCGAGATGTTAGGAACTGCTTCTCGCTTCTTTTATGTCGCAAAGGCAAGCAGGTCGGAAAGAGATGCGGGATTGGAGGAATTTCCAGAACAGCAATTGAGAGATGATTTTGGAATTGAAAGATTTAATACTTCAAATATAAAAAACAACCACCCCACCGTCAAGCCTATCAAACTTATGGACTATTTAGTAAAGTTAACTAAAATGCCTAATCCTAATCAAGTTTATTTAGACCCGTTTTTAGGCAGCGGGACAACTGCTATTGCAGTAGTCCTAAACGGGAGACACTTTATTGGAATTGAAAAAGAGCAAGAATATGTCGAAATTGCAAAAAAGCGTATTGAGTATTGGAGCAAAGAGGCAAAAAATGAAATGTTTTAATTTTATCCTTGCAATAAGGACAAAAAGTCGTAAAATTATCCTTGTGGGAGGGACGATTTGAAAAACAAAACGGACTTGAAGAAGAAGGTCGTTAAGCAAAATGACGAGATTTGGAGTCTCATTGTTAGGCTTCGGGACAATTTCACCTGTCGAATGTGCGGGAAGGCTACAAAGTATGTTGAGGCGGCGCACATCATCGGGAGAGATAATTGGAACACTCGCTGGGACACCCGAAATGGGTTGAGTCTATGCTATTACTGTCATAGATTTAAAATTCATGGGGGACGACTTACAGAAGAAGAGAAGATTGAGTTTTACAAGAACGCAGTCGGCGAAGAGACTTATGAAAACCTACTTGAACTGTCTAAAAAACCTGTCAAACGAAACTTAACCTACGCACAGGCTTGGAACGAGTTATTAAGGAATGAATTTATGAAACTCACAGGTATGAGTTTTGAAGAATTTAAAAAAGAAATGAAGGAGGCGAAGCAATGAAAGTAAGGATTGACAATGACGAACTTTACCCATATTTTGTTGTTGGTAAATACGGGAAAGAAGTAGAAATCTCAGAAGAGCAAATGAAAAAATACGAGAGAATTCTTAAAGAATTTTTAGAGATGCAAGAGGAACTTGAGGAACTTTGGGAAAATGCAGAAGGGGAGGAAAAATATGGCTAACGCAATTAAGATGGGCTGGCACATTAAAGACAATGGAATTTTCGAGTTCAATTATGCACCTTTAACTTTAGAGGATAAACTAAAAGAAAAAGGATTTGAAATCGTATTTAAAGAGGTCTATGTTAATAGTGATTATTGCACGATTTTGGTAAAGATGAAACAGGATAGCGATGTGAAGGTCTTGATTGGGCTTGTGTTAGAACGCAATCAGCAAGTGATAGACGATTATAAAAAAGAACGAGGCATAACGTGGTAAAATTATTGACGAAAGGAGATGGCGAAATGGAAGAGAGTAAAGACTTGATTGAAGACGGGGTCGTGATTCCCGAGAAGTTGCGGACAAAATGCGAGGTTTGGAGCAGGCCTGTCGGTTATCTCAGACCAGTGCAACACTGGAACAAAGGAAAAAGACAGGAATTTAAAGAGCGTAAGGAGTTTCGAGTTGAAGAGTATACTTTAGAGTATACTACTCACAAGTAGACTATCAAGGAGGCAACCCGTGAAAAAGGTTTGCGTTATCTGTGGCAAGGAATTTGAAGGCAAAACAAATGCAAGATATTGTTCTGATGAGTGTCGTGCGGAGGGGGAAAAACTTGCTAAACAACGCTACAACATTAAACGAAGACACGAAAGGCGATGGGTTGGCTGGTATAATAAACATAAATTGGAAGTCTCTCTTAGACGCAAATTATACTACTATAACGTCCAAAAGAAAGATGAAGAGCGTCTACGCAAAGTAATGCGTCGAGATGGCGAAGGTAAGAAAATACCAGAGATACAAGACTATGTAGATGCACTTCATAAAGCGGTCAGGTTTTTAGATGGCGAAGACATTATTTTAAACGACATCGGACTTAGAATTGTGAACTTCTTGGATAGTTGCAGGCGGGCTTGGATATCAATCGTTCCGACAGAAAATCAACATATTGACAGGGTTTTAAACTTTATCGAGGCAGAAAATTTATCACAACAGGAGCAAAACATTGTCATAGATTTTTTGCAAAATCACGAAAAAAGGTTGACAAAGATTTTTGTTTGACGATAACTTAAGTATAATGTTATTGTGAAAGTTTCTGGGGGTGCACCCTCTTTGGGTGCGGGACAAGAGGACTTTCGGTGGTGGGCTGTCCTCTTAACACGAAAAGGAGTAATGCTGGCAAGCGGGGGAGTTTCTGCCTCCTTCTCTCTCCCGCTGTTTTTGTTTGCGAGGTGTGATGGTTGGATAAAAGACTAAAAGAAGAGATTATCGCTTTTGTAAAAGAGTTGTTTCTCACACCTGATGAGCAAGGCAATCATAAATATAGTCTACGAGATATTTCTACAGAGGTTCTACAAAAGTTCCACAATAAGATTGACCCTAAAACTATTTTGAATTGGGCTGAAAAATACGGCTGGAAACAACTTTGGGAAGAAGGCGTCAGACAGGGTGTCACTGAAGCAATAGCGAAAGAAGACAGTGATAAATCTAAAGAAGAGCAGTTCATTGACGCCATAGCGAAAGCAAAACATGATGATTTTCTGATGGTGACTGACCTTGAGAAACTTGCATATGAATTTCTCAAATCTCACGGTTTTACAAACGCCGCTGAAGCCCTAAAGGCTATCGAAATGGGTTTAAAATACAAAGGCGAACTCCAAGAGATTAGTGAAGCAAACATCGTTGTGAGGATTAAGCGAAATGGTGATTGAAATCGAGCAGGAAGTCTTTAACCCTAAATATATTGACCTCTTAGAAAACAAGTCGAGATATCTTATTCTCTACGGCGGTGCAGGTGCTGGCAAGTCTTATTTTGCAGCACAGAAAATTCTTATTCGGACTTTACAAGAGAAAAAGAGCCGTATTCTTGTAGTCCGTAAGGTTGCAAGGACATTGCGAAATTCGAGTTTCCTTTTACTAAAAGATTTAATTTCGGAATGGAACTTGACAAGTCTGTTTAAAATCAATGATGTTGAAATGAAAATCGTGTGTCAAAATGGAAATCAAATTTTATTTGCAGGCTTAGACGATGTTGAGAAATTAAAGTCAATCGCTGGCATAACTTCAATTTGGATAGAGGAAGCAACCGAACTTTCGGAAGACGACTTTACACAAGTTGACTTGAGACTTCGAGACCCAAGCGAGTATCACCAGGTGATTTTGACATTCAACCCCGTGAGTGCCTTACACTGGCTGAAAAAGAGGTTCTTCGATACGATAGACGAGAGGGCAGAAATTCGCAAAACAACTTACCAGGATAACAAATTTATAGACCCGTCGTATGTTGAAGTCCTGGAAGGTTTAAAAACTCAGAACGAGAATTTATATAAAGTTTACGCATTAGGTGAGTGGGGAACGCTGTCGGAGTTAATTTATACCAATTGGGATGTCAAGGAATTTGAACTCAATTTTGACGAGATAATTGCAGGCGTGGATTTCGGATTTAATAACCCTTCGGCTGTAGCATATGTTGGAATCAAAGACAACGAGTTATATGTTTTCGACGAGATTTATCAGAGCCACCTTAAGAACTCCGAACTCATTGACCTTTTGAAAGACAAGCCGCAGGCGAGTGTTTACTATCCCGACCTTGCAGAACCTGACCGTATAAGAGAACTTCAAGAGGCGGGGTTCGCAGTAGGCAAAACTGATAAAGATGTTATACAAGGTATCAATTTCGTAAAGAACTTTAAAATTCATATATCTCCAAAGTGTGTAAACTTCATAAAAGAAATTCAAGGCTACTCATACAGGAAAGACAAAGACGGCAATGTTTTAGAAGAGCCAGTGAAGTTTAATGATCATCTTATGGACGCTATGAGATACGCAGTATATAGTCATTTAAAACGGGGGACACCAGAGGTGGTGATACTTTAATGGGACTTTTTGATTTCTTTAAAAAGAAAAATTTTTCGTATGTCGGGACGGGACTTTTGACTGGCGGTGTGAGTTCAGATATAAGTTCGCTTGAAGACGCCGCTATAAAAAATCCGTATGTCAATAGAGCCTTGACTTTACGAGCACAAGCGATTTCTGACTTGGAATGGGAAATCGTAAACGGAGACAAGCCTAATCAGAAACTCATGAGTTGGTTTGCTAATCCTGTAAATCTTACACCGAGACAGTTCCTTCAGAAGATACAATATTGGAGGGACATAACAGGAATTGCGTTTGTTAGAAAATCCTTTCCACAACCTGAACTTCTTGATGGTGACAGAATAACGCTTTTAGTAACACCAAGCGAAATAAAAGTTTTGTATATGAGAGTTTTCTGGACTGATAGTTATGATATTTCAGAGGTTGCACTTATAACAGGCCAGTCGCCGTTTGTGAGAATTATAAAGGATGTAAGTCCGCTATCGACGGTTTTCGAAGACTCAAAACTTCAATATCGCCAGATGGAAGTTTTATCGAATATTTTTAATAACGGCGCATTTTTGAATATGATTTTTACAACGCAGGACAAACTTACCCCTCAACAGATTGACACGATTAAAGAGCAGATACGAGAGAAATACGCAGCCCCGTCAAACGCAGGCAAGGTTATGCTTTTAAGCGGTTCAGATTGGAAAGTCGTGGACATTAGAAACTCACCGCTTCAATTCGGTATGAAAGAAGTTGACGACTTAACTAAACAGAGAATAATGATCGCATTCGGCATCCCTTCAGTGTTCTTTAATGATATGCAAGGCGTGAATAAAGCAGTAGCACAAACGCAAGAGTATATTTTCGAGAAGTATGTGACTAAACCTTTAGCAAACGATTTAGCAGAGCAAATTACAACAAAACTTTTAGACAACAAAGCAGAATTTAGATTTAAGTTTACAGAAAACCTTTCACTTGAAGATAAACAGATTTTAGAGCAAATACGTGATATACAAATCAAAAACGGCACAACATACATAAACGAGATACGCACACAGGACGGACTTGACCCTGTGCCGTGGGGCAATCAGTGGTGGGGAAATTTAAACATGACACCATTAGGCACAGCGAATCCACAACCTAATCCTGAAACCGCTAAAATACTTGAGAAGTTAGAAAAAATAGAGCAGAGACTTGAAGTGAAAGAGAATAAGGAATTTGATTTTGATTTGATTTCAAAAGACTATATTGCTATGACCGAGCCGATGGAAAAAAGGTTAGCGAAAGAGATTATGGATATTTTTTCTAAGCAAGAAAAATATATTTTAAATGAATTGAATAAAAAGAAATCTCAAAACGGGATAATTACGAAAATCAAACTTGAAGACATAGTTGACTTGACTTTACCTGATGAGTGGAAGGATTACTACATTAAACATCTCAAGCCGTTTATTCTTTCGTTTATGCAACAAGCAGGCGATAAGGTTTTAAGTTCGCTTGGTTTTTCAGCAAGTTTTAATTTGCAAGTGCCGAAGATACAAGAAAATCTTATGAAGTCTTTAGAGAAGTCCGCTTCAGAAGTTATACAGACTACGAGAAAGGACATTTATGACCAACTGTTGGAGGGCATTCAGAACGGCGAAGGTATACCAGACTTAGCAAATAGAATGAAAACGCTTTTTGAAGAAACTTATAAGAATAGAAGTCAAACAATCGCAAGGACTGAGACAATAAGTGCAACGAATTACGCAAAACTTGAGGCAGGTTCGCAGGCAGGTATGAGAAAAAAAGTCTGGATAACTGCCATTGACGAAAGAACTCGCACAGGACATGCCGAAGCAAACGCACAAGTAAGAGATATAGACAAGCCTTTTAACGTTGCAATAGAAGCAGGTGGAGAAAAAGAGGAATTGATGTATCCAGGAGACAAGGCAGGAAGTCCAGGCAACACAATAAACTGCAGATGCACCGTCGCATTTAGGAGGGATTAAAATGGATAAAATAATTAAAAGTTTTGTAGCAAAACAAATTGATGTTCAAAATCACATCGTAGAGGCTTACGCTTCTACAAAGGATGTTGACCGAGATGGCGAAATCATACTCCCAACCGCTTGGGACTTGGAAGGCTATAACGGTGTTGTTATCAATTCTCATGATTATGAAACGATTGAAAATGCACTTGGGAAGGTTATTGAGGCACGGACAGATGATAAGGGTTTATTTGTAAAAATTCAATACTTTGTCGGACAGGGGAACGAGACAGCCGACTGGGCTTGGGTATTAGCACAAAATGGGCTTGCAAGTTATAGTGTAGGCTTTATTCCTGTCGAGAGTATCCCTGGGAGTGATAACGTTAAACGAATTTACACAAAAGTAAAACTTTTAGAAATTTCACAAGTTTTAGTGCCTGCAAATCCATATGCAGTGCAAGACAATTTAGTATATGAACCTTTAATAAAGGCTTTTAAAGAAATTAAAACAAAAGAGGTGAGTAAAATGAACGAAATTCAAAAAGGTGTAATTCCTTACAAGGAGACACCAAAGGCGTCAGAAGATGAGAGTTGGGACGCTAGCAAAGAAGTAAAAGATGCAACGGTAGACGACTTGAAAATTATGTGTGCTTGGTATGATGAGCAAAATCCAGATGTCAAGTCAAGTTACAAATTACCACACCACCACGCAAGCGGACAGCACGCCGTAGTTTGGAAAGGTGTTGCAGCAGCAATGGCAGCACTTCTTGGGGCAAGAGGTGGCGTTGACATTCCAGATTCAGATAAAGAAGGTGTTTACAATCATCTTGCTAAACACTACAAGGATTTTGACAAAGAGCCTCCTGAGTTTCACAAGTCCTATAAAGATGACGAGGAGATTTACAAGGCTTGTGGTTTAGATGTTGAAGTCAAATACGGGAGAGTCTTAAGCGAGGCAAACAGGCAAAAGATTAAGAATGTCCTTGATGGCATAACTCAATTACAAAAAGAACTTTCAGACTTGAAAGACCCGTTAAAAGAGTTGTTAGACATGTCGGAAGTAGAGCAAAATAGCACCTCATTAGAGGCGATTGCTCAAAAGTCCGATAGAATTTTAGACATATTAAATGAATTAAAAAAATCACTTTAGGAGGGCGATAACAATGAACGAAGTAGAACAAATTAAGAACGAAATAATTGAGAAAACAGCACAGAAGATTGAGAACGATTTAAACTCAAAATTCATTACACACGAAGAGTTTTTGAAAGCGGTTAAAGAACTTATAGCACACAAAGATGTGTATTCTGTCGAGCCAGGGACACTTGCAAAATCTATTAGAGAAATGGTGACAAAAGGCACAATGGT